TATTAATTCAGTTGGTTTCTGTGTTGGGTGGTTTTCATTATTTGTTTTATTAGCTTTTAGTATATTAGAATCACGCCCACCTTTCAATTTTTTTTCTCCGTTACTACAAAATAATATCATTTCATATTTCGGTGCGTAATCACCTAAAAGGTCTCCGCTTCCGTGGTTGTTTTTCTCCCAAATCAAAATATTTTTAATATTAAATAATGCACCTACTTCTTGCTTAAATTTATCTATGTGATGCCAAGAACAAAAAATGTAAAGATGGGCTTCTTGCTTACAAACTCGCTTTAGTTCTTTAACCCAACCACCCAACCAATCAAGGTTCGTGTCGTTTTGGATACTTTTATGTACTTCTTTACGTCTATTGCTTTGATAGTCCATTCCATAAGGAGGGTCAGTTACTACCAAATCAACGGTATTATTTTCAATACGCTTAATACCTATTTGCCAGTCTTCGTTATAAATCGTTTGGTTCGTCATTGTTTAGTCTTTTTTAATACAGTACATAACACTGTATATAGTTAATTGCCCTATTCTCTTTACGGTTAGAGGGCAACTAACCATATACTTTAACGTTAGCGGTCATTGCTCTACAAACCGCTTTCTTGCCCTATTAAATTTTTTGTTAAATAAGTTGTGGTATTCTTTCGGGTAATTTTGAGTGTTCAATAAAAATTCCTCTCTCAAACATTCTTCAAAAGTCAACGGCAACGAACCGCTAACACCGCATATAAATAATTTATTTAAAGCGTCTGTAACTTCGCTTAATCTTTGTTTAGTTTCTGCATACTCTAAATCTTCTGCAAATCTTAATTCTTCTGTTAAAAGTTCTTTTTGTTCTTCTAATAATGTTTTTACAAATTCCATCTTATTGTTTTTAATCTTTAAATAAACTATTCATATACGTTAACCGTTAAGTACAATATCTTTCAAGCATTTCTAATTGCCAACTAATTGCTGTGTTAACATCTCCGTTTTTTCCTTTATGCCCCATTCCTTGAACATAAGGCAAAATCCTATGGTCATATCTTGTATAATAAGTTCCAGCTATTCCATTGTCAAAAACTACTTTCTTCCATAGAAATTTACGAGTAATGAGCCAGTACTTAACACTGTATAAAACCCATTGCTTTAGCTTACCTAATTTTGTCATTTCTTTACTCATAATATATTTGTGTTTAATCTGTTTGTTGCTTAATTCAAGGCAAGCAACGTGCCTTATACTTTTCGTTACCCACAATATTTTTAAAAAGGGCAACCAATCTCTCGTGCTTACTCATAATCCACAGTACCCACTATCGCATTCGTTAAAATCATCAAATGTTAATTCAAATTGTGGTTGAAAAGTCATTATATCTTTGTATAATTCTTTTTTACTTCTCCAATACTTTGTGCTATCTTCTTGGTCTGCAAACCATTGCATTTTATTTTTATGTTCTTGCGCCATCTTGTTCAGAAATAATGGGTTTCTATGAAAACAACCAACACAATTATTATAATAACCTTTTTTAAACCTAACTTGACTATTGTTATTCCAAAAATTATCAACGTCAATAGCTTTCACCATATCATCTATTAATGGGTACGATAATTTTCTCCACCTTTTATTTTCCCATTTATTTCTTCCGTTTTTACTTTGCCCTACAATAACTTTATCCCATTGATAACCATCAATAAGTCTTTCATCTATTCTTGTCTTTCTTTTTTCTTCACCATATCTAAATCCAATCCTCATATCACAAGTTTCACCAATAGTTTTGTGCCACCACTCTAAAATTGGTTTAAATTTCATATAGTGAGTACATTGTCTATGCATTTGATTTGGCAACACCTTGCCTTTTAAATTTTTATTTATAACATCGTCAAAAGTTGGAGGTGCTAACCAAGTTATTTCTTTACCAATAAATTGTTCTAAATCTAACATTATTTGAATAATATTATCTTGCTCTAACGTACCTATAAATTACACCAATTTTGTCAGAAACTAATTGTCTTATTTTTTTATCAGGATAAATACATTTTATATCATCAGTTCTAACTAAACTGAAAACGTTGTAATCAGCAGGATAATTTTTAGCAATATATGATGAGGATTTTCCACCACTTAAACTATTTACTGTTTTCATTTTTTTGGTATTATATTAATATATTTTGTTAATTTACTTAAAGCTATAATGCACTCATCGTAGGTAAGTTTATTATCTGTCGCATATTCTAAAAGCCATATTAAATCTAATTGCTCTTTTGCGTTTTTATCTATGTAATAAAATCTTTTCATTGTCTTTATTTTAGTTCGTACCTCACTAATTGCCCTTTTTAAAAATACAGATGGGTAACACCATATAAAATTCATTTCGTTCCTCAACGCATTTTATACAATACGTTAGCTACAATTATAAAATTCTTGTATCTAAATAAGAGTCTATTTCATCTTGCCTAATTCCATCAAAATTCACATTTTCATCCATCCAATCAGCAAAATTTTCTAACAGTTCCCTTTGGTAGCTAACAAGGTATAACTGTAATTGCTGTTCAGCCATATTTACAACACTTTCTCTTTGTTCGCTTGTTAAACTAATCCAAACATCTTCTTTAATTAATCCTTCTCTAAATTGTTTTTTAAAAGTCATTTCTTATTTATTTAATTTATTATTAATCTCTTCGTCATACAACGATAAATATAGAGAATAGCACAGACTGTCCGTTTATTTAGTATAACCAAACTCAGATTGGCACACCTGTCTGCAATACTGAAAAACCCTAATGGGGCTACTCTCCATATTCTTTATCATTAACTCAAAACAAAGTTAGTAAATAAAAGCTAAAGCAACTGTTAATTAAATGTTAAAAGAATTTTAACTCTGGCTTTTTAATGTAGTTATCTGTATCAAAGTAGATGCTTTCTTTAAATAAATGTATTCTTTCTATTCTGTGAAGAATAAGTTGCTTTACAAGTCTAAACCTTTGATTAGCATTTATACATCTAAACTTAACAGCCTTACCTAACCTATGTGCATTATCAGTATTTAACTTCAATCTATCTGCATAAGCCTTAGACGTATAACCTAATTCTATAAATGCTTGTAACCTTTCTTTTCTTAATGCTTCATCTAATATAAACACAGGTTCACTTTCCATAAACATTTTACCACTACCTAACTTATCTGGACTATCGAACATAGACCATTTAAGCACTTTTAAGCCTTCTGTATCCATTTCTTTAGTATAAGCATCTGTATAGTCTACTTCGTGCTGATATTTGATTAAATCCTTTCTTTTGCTGTACCAACTCATAAGTGTTATCTATCTATTCGTTCTCTAATATACTCTTTCTGCTTACCCTCTAAATAAGCTATCTCTCTTTGTAAGTAATCTAATGCTTTACGTAAGTCTTGCAATTCATCCTGCTTTTTACCTGCTCTTGCTACATACTTCATAACATTAAACCTAAAGAAGTTTAAATTATAATCAATAGCCACATCTATAATATCATAATCTTTACCTGTTTCATAATGTAATTGTGTACTTCTCATAATTTACTTGTTTTTAAGTACGCTATAATAAATAGCACTACTAATATTATTATTACTGTTTTCATAATTCTCTTAAATATTCTCTTATTCTTGATTCACTTAAATTAAGCACATAAGCAATATCTTTAATAGATACATTATACTTTGATTTTAATAAGTTAGCTTTGTTAGACTTCTCTTGTGTTTCTGGTTTTACAATCTTTGTGTATTCTCCTGTTGCAGAGTTCCAATTTGTTCCTTTCATTTTATTTATATATTAATGTTATTGTTATTTCACACTACAAATCTACAACTTATTTCCTTAATAAGTGTTAACGAAACGTTAAAAAAGTTTTTTTATTGAAGCAAGACCTTCTTTTAGCACATAACTATACTTTGTTATCTTACTGTTTTTATTGAAGTCTGTTGTCTTAGGACACTTAAAAGGTATTGGATTACTATTTAAAATAACACCTATATTTTTAGTTATATTAAATATGTATATCCCTTTTTCATCTGTAACAACATAGATGAATATTTTGTCTTTTAATTGAGATGACTGGTAGTTCTTAAACAGCTTAAGACACTCTATTAGTTTATCACTATAATACTTTCTTCTGTTCTTTATCTCAACAATATAATTACTATCTTCAGCATCATAGGAACTAAAATTATCCTTACA